GAGCGGATCGCGCAGAGGACCGGCGCCGATCCCGACTGGCTGGTCAAGCGAGCGACCGAGATCGTCGCGAGCGACGCCGAGGGGCTGGGCTGATGGCGGCAGCGCTCTGCGACGTGCTCGGGTGCGAGTGTGGGTGCCACCGCTCGAAGCGGCGCCGGGCGCCGCGCTTGTGGACGCCCGGCATGGACCGCGAACTGGCGGCGGCCGTTCTGCGTGGTGACCACCCGAGCAGCATCGCGCGGACCATGCACCTGAGCATCGACTCGGTCAAGTGGCGGGTGAAGTCACTCGGGCTCTCGCTGCGCGACGGCTGGCGTTCGCGAGTAGAGGTGGTGGCGGTGCTCGGCGTGCCACGACGCTGCGTCGACCGCTGGATGCGGCAGGGCACGCTCCGTGTGACGCGGCATGGGCTACGCTGGACGCGCGTCACCGACGCTGACCTGCTGACGTTCGTGGCGGCGTACGCGGGCGTCCTGTTCGACGCCGCCACCGTCGAAGATTCTACGCTCCGTCGGCTCGCCGAGACGGCAGCTATCGCCAACCGACGGCGAGCCGTCTGATGCCGCGCTACACGCCGGCCGTGCTCGACGCGCTGCCGCTGGCCGGGGCCGAGTGGGAGGCGATGCAGACCGCCGCTCGCGCCGCCCTGGGCCTCGCAGCGCAGGGCACGCCGTGGGAGCCGCTGGCGCATCAGACGCCGCCGGCTGGCGACTGGGATACCTGGCTGCTGCTGGCCGGGCGCGGCAGCGGCAAGACGGCGGCAGCGGCGCACTACACCGACGCGCACGTTCGCGGGCCAGCATGCCTGCCGGGCCTGCCGGGCGGCCACCGCGTCGCCATCATCGCGCCGACGTTCGGCGACGCGCTCGACGCCTGCGTCAACGGCCCGAGCGGCATCCGAGCGCATAACCCGAGCGTGCGCTCCGTCCAGACGGCCGGCGGCACGTTCGTCCGCTGGCCGTCTGGAGCCGAGGCGAAGCTGTTCGGCGCAAGCACGCCCGAGGATGTCGAGCGCCTGCGCGCGGGCGGCAATCGCTGCCTGGCGTACGCAGAAGAGCTGGCGGCCTGGCGGTTCCTCGATCAGTGCTGGGACCATCTCCAGTTCGGGCTCCGCATCGGGCCGCACCCTAGAGTCGTGGCCGCGACGACGCCGAAGCCGAAGCAGCTCATCAAGGCGCTGCTGACCGACCCGTCGTGCGCCGTCACGCGCGCGACAACCCACGACAACCCGCACCTGGCAGAAGTGGTGCGTACCCGCTTGCAAGCCCGCTACGGCGGCACACGGCTCGGCCAGCAGGAGATCCAGGGGCTGCTGATCGACGACGTCGTCGGCGCGCTCTGGAACTGGTCCATGCTCGACGAGCGCAGGCCGCCCCCGCCGGACCTCGTGCGCTGCGTGGTGGCCGTCGACCCGAGCGGCGGCTCGGACCCCGAGAACGATGAGCAGGGCATCGTGGCGTGCGGGCTCGGCGCCGACGCGCGCGGCTACGTGCTCGCCGATCGGTCGTGCAAGCTCTCGCCGGACGGCTGGGGACGGCGCGCCGTCCAGGCGTACATCGACTTCAAGGCCGATGCCATCGTCGGCGAGTCGAACTTCGGCGGCGACATGGTCGAGGCCGTCATCCGCACGGCGGCGCGAGCGATGGGCGTCACCGTCACGTACAAGGCGGTCCACGCCTCGCGGGGCAAGGCCGTGCGCGCGCAGCCGATCGCGGCGCTCTACGAGCAGAAGCGCGTGTCACACTGTGACGTGTTCGCCGAGTTGGAGGAGGAGCTCACGTCCTGGACACCGGAGTCAGGGCGCAGCCCGAACCGTCTCGACGCGCTGGTCTGGGCCGCGTCGTCCTTGATGCTGCATGAACCCAGATCCGTGTACGTCTACTAGCGATCGGAGGATACTGTGGGAATCTTCGACTGGCTCGGGCCGCTCGGATTCGGCGGCAAGGCGCGCGGCTGGGACGCGCTGCCGGCTCTGCCCGCTGAGCAGAAGGCGCTCGGCCTGCCGAGCTACCAGGACTACGGCGCGGCGCTGACGGTCGGGACGCTGGTCTCTGGCCCCGGCGCCTCCGACATCGGGGCCGGCTGGAGAGGCAACACGAACAACAGCGCGGTCTTTGCTTGCTTGCAAGCGATCGGCACGGCCATCGCCGAGCCCGAGTTGCAGCTCTACCGCGTTCAGGCCGGCGAGAAGGTCGAGGTCGACGACTCGCCGTTCGCCGATCTGATGCGCCGTCCGAACCCGCACATGAGCCTCGACACGCTGCTCTGGTACCTCGCGTCGTGCCTCAAGGTCGACGGCAACGGCTACTGGCACAAGCTGCGCGCCGGCGACCCGCTCACGGGCAACGTCGTCGAGGTCTGGCCGATCAGCCCGACCCGCATCGTGCCCGTCACGGCGAAGGGCAGCCCGAACTTCATCGACGTCTACCGCTACCACCTGGCGCCCGGCGTCGACGTCGACCTGCCGATCGAGAACGTCGTCCACTTCCGCACCGGGCTCGACGACGCCGACCACCGTCTCGGCGCCGCGCCGCTCAAGCGCCTCGTGCGCGAGGTGTCGTCCGACGAGGCGGCGACCAAATACGCGGATCGCCTGCTCATGAACTTCGCGGCGCCCGGGCTGTCGGTCGAGTGGCCGGACACGGCCGCGCCGATTTCGCAGGAGCTGGCTGAGGAGATCAAGCACCGCATTCAGTCGGCGTACGCCGGCGACAACGTCGGCGCCGTTTCCGTGATGTCGCCGGGCGCGAAGCTTTCGAGCCACGGTTTCAGCCCCGAGCAGATGGATCTCAAAGCGCTGCACCGCGTGCCAGAGGAGCGCATCAGCGCCGTGCTCGGCGTGCCCGCGATCGTGGCCGGGCTCGGGGCGGGCCTGGACCACGCCACCTACTCGAACGTCGCTCAGGCGAGAGAAGCGTTCACCGAGATGTGCTTGATCCCGCTCTGGCGGGCGATCGCGGCCACGATCACGCTGCAACTGCTGCCGGACTTCACGAGCGAGAAGAACGCCGTCGTCGACTTCGACATCTCCGAGGTCCGCGCGCTCGCCGACGACGAGAACGCGAAGGCGGTGCGGCTTGACATCCTGGTCCGCTCGGCGCAACTGACGCTGAACGAGGCGCGCGCGCAGCAGGGGCTCGACCCGCTCGAGGGCGCGGACGTGCTGCTGGTGCCTGGCGCCTGGGCGCCGACCATGCCGTCCGAGTTGGGCGCGGTGGCAACGCCGGCCCCGCTGCCGCTGCCTGCTCGAGTGCCACCCGCAGCGGCGTCATGGCGGCTGCGCTCGGTCAAGGCGATCGACGACCTGCCTAGAGAGTACGACGACCTGAAGGCCGAGGTCGGCCCGGAGTGGGAGGCCGAACTGGCGGCGTTTCTGGTGTCGCAGGGGCGGCGTGTTAATCGACGGCTCGCTGCCGGCGCTGACATGGCTGAGGATCTCGTGCCAGACGCCGAGGCCGTGCTGCTGCGCGAGACGCTGACGCCGCTCCAGAGGGCGCTGCTCGGCCAGGTCGAGCGGCTGGTGGTCGCGGAGCTGGGGATAGATTTCCAAGTAGATGATCCCGCCACACGGGTCTACCTCGCCTCGGCTGGTCAGAACATCGTCGGCATCACCCAGACCACGCGGAGCGCGGTGCAGGCCGCGCTGATCGAGGGGCAGCATGCTGGCGAGGGCATCGAGCAGCTCGCTCGTCGGCTGCGCGGATTGCCGTCGTTCGACGCAGCTAGAGGACGCGTTTGTGCGAGGACAGAGCTTGGCACGTCGCAGAACCTCGCCGCCATCTCGTCGTACCGCGCGTCCGGCGTCGTCGTCGGCGTGCGCGTGCTCGACGGCGACTCTGATGCGGCGTGCGCGGCGATGAACGGGCGGACGTTCGCGCTCGGCCAGGAGCCGGCCGCGCTCCAGCATCCGAACTGCGTCAGGGCGTTCGCTCCCGTTTTGGACGCCGAGGAGTTGACGCGGTCGGCGTGACACGGCTTGGCTCGGGTGGGCATGGCGCGGCGGGGCGAGGTACGGCATGGCGGGGCATGACGCGGCGAGGCAGACGCGGCGGGGCCAGGCGAGGCCAGGCGGGGCCCGGCTCGGCATGGCGCGGCGTGGCTAGGACGGG